GAATGTTCTTTTAAGGTCGTTTTCGGACGGCCTTTAACCCGCTGCCAGGCCGGTGGCAACCAGGAGTAAGCTGTAATGGAAAACAAGTTTGGCAAGTTCAAAAAGCCAAAGACCAGCTTCAAAATGTCGAAAATCGGCTGGCTGTGGGTTTCGACGTTGCTACTTTCGCTAGTCGTCTACTTCTGCATGGGCGGCCATGTTGAGCTTCTGGATAAGTGTTGTATGAGGCTCATTGGGCGGGTATAATCACGTTTTAAGGAGAGAAAAACGTGATTATACTTAGACCGAGAAGGAGAAAATTAAAGGACGAGATTGATCCGACACTTTGGAAAGAACTTCGCATGTTCTTGTTCAGGTTGTTTGTTGAGCGAATCAAGACTAAGTTGGCAGGGGCTGCAATCGTTGGCGCAGTAGCGTCCACCCAGGTTTCCGATGGCGACCAAGCAGCAAAGCAAGTCCCTCCACCACCTCCACCACCAAGAACGACTCAAGTACAAGAAAAAGCCCCTGAATAGGGGCTTTGTCGTTTTTGACTGGCCAATCCCTGGCCACCTAATAGCCATGGCCAACGGACCCGACTCTTAGGACGGGCCGTAATCGCGGCGATGCCTTATCGTGTCCCGCTGGCCAGGATCGCTTCTTTACAGTCAACGTATCGTTTGGTGCGCAATGGGCCATGGTTGGCATCGGACGGAAGCGAGCCGTTGATTTTCTTTACCACAGCACCAAACTCGCCTGCATCTGCAGCAGCCACACAGCCGCGCGACTTGAAGAAGTATGCTGCGGATCGTGAACCTGCGGATGGCTGCTGCAGAAGCTCTGGATTCGACAAAAGATCGATGCCAAGACGATTGCCGATCTCAGTCATGTTGAACTTGCCGGTCACCTGGATAGGCCCCTGGCCGCGATATCGCCAGCCGTCACCGGTTTCCGGCCTGCCATTGCCCATCCGGTTGGCGTAGCAGTCGTTAGCGATTGCCCTGGGGTTTCCGCCCAATGCCTTGGCCTTTGCATTTGGGATCTTGACGCCCTTGTCCTTAGGGTTCTGGGCATACCGATCCGGCCAAACAGCAGCCAACCTCTCAGGGCGATAGTTGAGGTTCTCAACGAAGACCGTCAAACCCCCAGACTCTACGCCGATATTGGCCAAGAATGCTGCGATGGAGTTTGGCGTGGTGATTCCAAACTCCACCATGGCCAGGTTCAGGTGACCGGCCCATTGGGCGGCAACCGAGGCCGAAGCCCCGGTTCCAATTGCAATGATTTTATCGCTGATCATACAGGCTCCTTTGGCCACTCAATCTGCATCGGATAGCCAGGTTGTGATGGGACTTTGTAAACCATGACAATGTATCTGCGCCAAGCCACCAACAACTCACGGTCGGCTTCGTCTGCCATGCCCTCTTCAACTGCCATCGTCAGAACGCTGACTCGGTCAACGGCATGTTCGTGCAAGGTTCGCATGCGCATGACGGCTGCACTGTGCTTGGCTGCGCGCTCGCTGCTTGCATTGTGAACCCAGGCGCTTCCGTCCCATTCAGACTGATCAGTCAACGGGATCTTGTCTGTGTAACCTTCAGGGACTGGACCGATAGTGGTTATTTCACCGACCATGGCGCTTTTGGTGCAGAACACCAAATCGCCACGCAGGTCTGGGGTGTATGCCCAGTCATCGCCGCGCCAGACGATTGCCATGCCTTCTTTCTGCTCTGGTGGCTGTTTGTCCGTGGCATACGCCGGTATGTGCCAAACCCCAGGCTCGCGTGGACTTTCGTCTGCCACCCCTGAAGCGTACAGCTCGCCATTGTCTGGGTGATAGTGGAATATTTTCATAATCGTCCTCAGGTCTTGATGCAAGCCAACAACGCAACGTTGCGTGGGCGTCCATCGGACACACCTGCGCTTTGGACGACGGTTGAGGCTGTTGGGGTTTGGGTGACGGTGTTGGAGTTGCCACTCACCACGTGCGAGTGATCACCGGCTGCGTTGGTTGGTGCCGTGGTGCCGTTTTGCAGGTTGGCAGTCGTGAAGTTTGGCGATCCGCTGCCGACGTCATTGTTTTGTGCTCGCGGCGCGGTGTGGACGTGTGACCCGGCGATGTTTGTGCTGCCACTGAAGCTATGGTTGTGACTGATTGCATCAACGGATGTGTTGGCAAGGTGGGTGTGAGCTACGACTGCTGCAGCCTGGGCGCTACCAAAGTTCCGGTTTACGTCAACGCCACGACCATCATCCCAGCAACGGATGAACTCGCCGCGAAGGTCTGGAACGTTGAATGTGGTGCTGCCGTTGCCTGCGCCAAAAACCGTACCGATGGCGGCGAAAAGCTCAGGGTAAGCAGAACGGCTAATTGCGGCGCCGTTTGCCTTCAGATAATTTTCTGGAGCCGTTGGACGGGCAAAGTAGGACACTTCGCCTGCAGGCATCAGCGAGCTGAATTGCGCCAGAGGGATCGCGTGAAGCGAAGACCTTGCAAATGGAACCTGGGTGTTACCAACCGACTCGATAAGCATCCAGCCCAGCTGGGATTGTGACCAGCGAAGCGTAACAGGATGGTTG